TATAGATAAAAGTTGCCTTTATTCCGGCGCGTTAAATAAATAAATCTATTATGTGAAACTGTACAAGATGCAAATAATAGATTGTTTTACTTTTTATAATGAGCTCGACTTACTTATGTATAGATTAAATGTACTAAATAGCATTGTTGATTATTTTGTAATCGTAGAAGCTACATGTACATTTACAGGTAAAGAGAAGATCCTTTACTTTAATGAAAATAAACATCTGTTTGAAAAGTTTAAAGATAAAATCATACATATTATCGTCGATGATATGCCATATAAATATCCAAATATTGATTTTGGTTCTAATCATCAGTGGACAAATGACCATTTTCAACGAAATGCTATTTCTCGTGGAATAAATGCTATTAAGATTGATGATAATGATATGCTTATGCTATGCGATCTAGATGAAATTCCAGATCCGAGAACAATAGCTTCGATTAAGTCTGGTACTATTAACGTCGATATGAATGCACTCGAAATGGATTTGTATTATTATAATTTACACACGAGATTTTTATACAAATGGTATTTACCCAAAGTTCTTCTGTATAAAAAATACAAAGAAACAAATATGTCCATCCAAAATATTCGTGATATAGGATCGCCTATTATTAAAAATGGAGGGTGGCATTTGTCATATTTTGGTGATAATGAATTCATTAAAAATAAGATAGCTGCATTTGCACATCAAGAGTTAAATGTTGAAGAGTATACAAATAAGGAAAAGATAAATAATAGGGTTAAAAATGGATTTGATCTATATGATAGAGAAAATCCAGTAAAAATAGCAATAAAAGATAATACATATTTACCGTTAGACTATGAAAAGTATTTGACAAAGTTTTATAACGAAACAGTCTTTCATGAAAACTGGTATTCTAATGAACAGGCGGTAGTCTTAGCAAACTTAGTTACCGAAGTAAAGGGTCTCGAAGGTAGTATTATTGAAATAGGATGCTGGGAGGGTAAATCAACGTCTAGCATCGCAAACGCCTGTTATCCAGAGACGGTGATTTGCAATGATACATGGCTAGGAAATGTAGAAGAATCGAAGTTGACTGGATTAGTTCATCCTAGTGAACTTATTGCTAAACAAAGAGACGTGTATGCTACCTTCTTAAAAAATATGGTTAGTCTTACAAAGAATAACTTCTCAGTTGTAAAACAAGATTGCTTACAGTGGCTAGAGACGTATAAAGGACCCGTTAAGTTTTGCCACATCGATGCGTCTCATGAATATTATTCAGTGCATAAGACAATCAGCCTCTTACTTCCTCACGTAGTAACGGGTGGTATTTTATGCGGCGATGATATTGTTAGTTCGAATAAATATCGAACTGACTTACATGGGGGAGTTGAGCGCGCAGTTGAAGAACTGCTACCTGGATATAAAGCCGTCGGAAACCTATGGTTCTGGAAAAAGGTTTAAATCCTTCTCAAAACCGTCAATCCATTGTTATTCGTCCATCGCTGCTCTAATACCCATTCTGGATGCCACTCCAAAAACTCAGTCACTGCCGGCCAGAGACCCCTGTTGATTTCATCTACAGGTATCCCTGTCTCTCGACTCTGTTCTTCAGCATTCCATCCGTTACGAATCGTTTCACCGTACACCTCATCGACAGTCGTGTCATGTAGAATAATATATTTTGTGACATGGGGGTGCCATCGCATTAACTCGCGTTTGAGATGACCGTATACATGCCATGTATCAATAAACAATAGGTCTGTTTTCTCAATCGGGCAGACTAAATCGGATTGTTCATAAAATATTGTTAATAGACTAGCGTCTTCGCATTCTTTCTGAAACTTAGTAATATTGGGGTGGTTTTGTAAATCAATCTGTATTAACTTTGCCGATTGTTTTCCTATTAATGCCTTCGCGAATGCGTAAGAACTCACCACTGACCGAACACCTGTTTCCGTTATATGGCTACATCTCGATGCATAGTTATAAAGAGTTGGTAGGTGCTCATTAATATCAGATGATGCTAAACAACGTTCTGCGTATTTTTGTTCGATTGAAAACATCTATACATCTTTCATATTTTTGGGATGTACTAAATCCGCGTCTGAATAATCGGAGATTTGTCAGTCACTACATATAGATGAACACCATCGTGGGTTCAGGTTCTGAAAAGGAAAAGGAAAAACCACGTACTCGATGTGGATATATCCCGAGTGAGTGCTTACGGAGTTTTGAGAGGTCCTTAGCAGAATCTGGAGCCGTAGCCAGCGGGCGTGCTATTCATTTCGCAGCTGATATGATTTGTAGCGGAGGTATTGATGTATTTATAACTGCCATCTGGAAATATGCAATCTGCCATATCGGTATTGGATCGCCTCGGATTTTTGTGTATCTGAAGCGGCGGATTGCAGAGTTGACGGATTTCATGCGACGTGTTCCCGATGAGGAGGGATATAAGACGGAGGAGTTTCAGGTCCGTGTTGGTGAAATCATTCTTGTCTTGCGTGAAGCACCATCACGTTCTCTTGTTGCGTGGCCAAAAGTTGGCATCGAAACACATAGCGACACATGGTTGAAGGCGGCGGCGGGGGCGACAGAGACTGCCGTGTTACGCCGGGTTTGGAAAGGGGATGGTGACTTACCCATGTTGCGACTCGCGGGAGCCGAGTTGTGTAAAGGAATCGGCGATGGTTCGACCGCCAAAGCACTCTTCTGGGTCAAATGGCTGTTTGAGGAAGAGGCGCGTATCAAAAAGGATGTGAAAGGTGGTGTCCTTACGACAGTCTCGCGAGGTGGCGGTAAGGCTAAATCTGGCGTCGGATTCTTTATTCTCGCACTCTATGCGGAAATGTACAAGGAAATGGCGGCGAAGGAAACTGTGCGGATGCACGAGGAGTTTCAGTGCTTACTCGATTTGTGGCGTAGCGGGGATACACATGTGAATGGTATTACGCGGAAACAGATTCTTGTTGTGCTTACACAGATTCTATGCGATGTACCTCGTTGGAAGGTACCAGCCGCCCCGGCGTTAATCAGTGATCCTACAACGATTTCTCGGGCAGTAGGACAAGTGCCGAAGTTTTTCAAAGAGGTTGTATCCTATGATCCGATTCGTGTTGTTGGTATGGCAAAAATGTTTAAGGGAGGAAAGGACATACGAACCGAAAAGGAGAAAAAGGGCGAGGCGTCCGTATCACAACTCGAGGCATTTGATAAAGCGATGGATGAGTATTTTGCTCGCATGTAAATTTGATGGCGGATACTTCCCAATGATAAGGTAGAAAAATGCCCCGATGTATTGGAATCACACAAGCCGGTACACAGTGTACGCATCAAGCTCGTGCGAATCAAGAGCGATGTCGTACACATCAGCGGATTGCCGAGATCGCTGCACAAGCGGCACAAGCAGCTCCTGCAGGCCCTGTAAATCGTTGCACTCATCTGACCGGAGCCCGTCAGTGTGATCGTGTGTCTGAGGCTGGTCACACAGTATGCAGTCGCCACCGACTCCTAGCCGAGCGACTTGAGAGGCGCAGAGTGTTTCGCGAACAGGTCGCGACTGGCCTCCAGGCACTTAACACGGCATTTGCCGCCGGTGAGCCTAATATGGACTGGCGGTCAGTCGCAGTACGTCTTCATGCTCGCATGGTTGCTGGCGAGATTACAGTAAATCATGAGTATGACATTGGATATGCTTACGCGATTCTAAGAGATGGACATGCTATTCATGGAGCATTCATTACATATTATAATCATCTTGCAGACTTTGGTGTGCCACCGGCAGTTATAGTTCAAGCAGCTGCGCCTCGTCTGGTAAATCGTCTTGCACGCCTCGCAAACGACAGGCAGAATGTACACACGAATATCGTATCCCAGCAGACAAATAGAGGCGTTGAGATCTTCCTTAGCACAGCAGTTCCACATGACCAAATGACGCTTCAGGAGATTACACGACAGTGGTGCGACCAGTTCGCGTTGGAGGATGTGGGTTTATTTGGCAGAGTTCTAGTCGATCTGAACTACTGGTTTCGGCGTGCTGACTGCCGCGAACCTGGTGACTGGTTGTATCGCCGACTTCTCAATGGTTTCTGGGCCTATGTAAATGAGCGCTGGAGCCCAAAGTCCAGCTCGACGGAAGCCTTTCTCATCCGAAATGAAATCTGTAAGAGGCTGTGGGAGGAGGCCGTGGATGGCATCGAGCTCTGCTGCGATGGGCATATTAGCCGCCTCGTGAGTGTGCTTGTGGGCTTTGACGCTTCATTTATGGGAGTACAGTCCCTTGGTGAGGCGATTCAGAATCGGATGGCAGCGATTGCCGCCGGTACAGGCACCACCGAGCAAAAAATCGCGGCGGCGCAGGCGGCATTTGATGAGATGGAGGTGCCAGAGGAGGAGCGGGGGGCTTGGCTGGAGGCATTCTAGTAGCCGCGCTCATCATCCTCGATATCCGTGCCATTCACATCATACTTGGCAACACAGTACTTCATAGGATGCCCCTCGCGACCACAACGCTCACAAACCAGTACCTTCGGTGGCTCTTGCTGGATAATCTCCTTTTTTGGCTTCTTTACCTCTGACTTGTTGATAATCTTGATATTGTAGATCTGAACAGGGGCGTGATAGCAGGGGAGAAGACGATAGGAAGAGAAAAGCCGACGGAGATTCATTCTACTAAATAATATGGAAACGGGGGTTCAATTTTTGATGCGCTTACCGCTTAGAAATGACGCACTGATTCTTCCTCTCAACATTAAAGACGAATCCCTCATCTCCTACAATAGACTGAATCTTTGCAGTCCACTCATCCATTGTAGGAAAGCTGCTGACCTGTAAATCCTCTATCACGTAGGTTCCGCCCGCCTTCAGGCGATGCCACAGATTCTCTAAGGTCTTAATCTGAAAGCCATCGTAATGGCAGCCATCATCAATAATAATATCAAACATCAGACTACCAAGAGTTGTATCTAACTCTGCACGATTCGTCGAATCGGAGATAAATGTCTTGATTCTATCCTCTACAAACTGTGTATCATGCTGGATATCTACGCCATAGATATAGGCCTTTGGAAAATAATCTCTCCATGCACGAAGAGATCCACCCTGCTTGTATCCAGGTTGTGCAAAGCCAACCATAGAACACTGAACATCCGGAATAAGAGTACCGATTCCGACTTCGAGCATATTTATCGGCTGGTCACGGAGATGCTTAAATAGTGAATGATACAAAGGGATGTACTTATTTACAAACTTGTCACTTCCATAATGGATAATCAGATGATCCATGTCCTTCTCCTTCATCTGTGAACTGAGGGCTAGCTGGAGGCGGTTCAGCTTCTCCTCGAGAGCAGTAATCCTTTCATCTGACATTCTGTAGGGAATGGTGTTTAGTGTTTAAACCACTCTGTTTATATCACTCTGCGGCCATTATGGTTACTTTTTTGATTCCGGTCTATACAGAATGAAAAGATTTACCGATGATGAGTTACATCAGCTGTATACTACTCATGTGAAACTACCCCCTTCATACTTTACAAAATATGAGATTCTTCCTCCATGCCCCATTAAGCAATGGTACAATGATTGGGCTGCAGAATGGATTGATTTTCCTCGTAACTGGACTGTTCTAGATTTTCAAGAATGGATACAAAAACATGGTATATATCCTACAAAGATGGCATATACATGCAATAGAGACCCGGAGCTAGAGCTGATTTCGTGCAAAGAAAAGGTACTTCTTGAATACCCAGCATATGATTTACACTGTATATCTGATACATTCAAGGATGAGTTTGACTTTTTTCTATTTAATCAGACACTTGAGCACTTGTATAATCCTTACAAGGCAGTGGAGAGTATTTACACTACCTTGAAATCGGGTGGATATGTCTTTACAAGTGTTCCTACGTTAAATATTCCCCACGGCACACCAATCCATTATGGAGGTTACAATCCGATGGGTCTCGCAGTCATGTTTAAATCAGCAGGGTTTGATATCATTGAAATAGGGCAGTGGGGTAACTTCGACTATATTGAAAAGCTATGGAGAACACATGACTGGGTGCGATTTATTAATCTAGTTAAAGGAGGGCGTATTACAAATGAAGAAAGAAATGTATGTCAATGTTGGATTCTTGCACGGAAACCGTACCAGTGACGCTTTAAAGTAAGGAAGGCCGAAAGGCCTCCCTTACTTTAAATGCATGTCACTAAGTAGTCGCAAAGCTTACTTCTTAATCGGGGCAGGCGCGTCCCCTATTATACTTCCAATACGCGTTGGCAGTCCCATATAACGACTATACATTTCACGCGATAGCAAGTCAATCTTACGGAGGAAGTTGAGCTGTGAACCAATGAGCACAAGGCCAATCGTTATCTCACCCCCGTATTCAGCAGTCAGATATGGCGTGTACTTCGGTATCTTTCCATCGCCATTAATGTCCCAGTTGAGAACAAATAAGAATGGCACCAACTTGGCGATTTTTCTCACATAGAATACAAGAACCACGAATAATACAAGCTGAGCGAGAACTTCAAGTATGACATTCTGAATCGGGGCATTTTCGTCAAAGTCGGGGAAGATGATTTCCAGGCCGGCCCCAAGCATGAAGCCGAGAACAAAATAGATGACGCTGTATTGTGCAAGCTCTAGAATCTGCATCACGCGAATCTCATTGAAACGAAAAATAGATTGAACACGCTGGACAAAATATTTTCCCGCGTCTTTATCTATTGAAAATGGAAAGAGACTCTTGGTCTTCATCTAACTGATGCTTTTATTTTCAGACTATCTAATACACTCTTTTCTTCTTCGGAAAGTTTGTATGATTTTAATAGAGACTCAATACATTCAAGTGCAATATCCTTGCGCTCTGCATTTATAGCTCTCTCTATAAAGAGCCAGCGTATAAGGTGAAAATCTTGGGTAGGATACTTATAGTTTATCAGAATGGAAGGATAATCGCCATAAAAAATTGTACAGAGTTCAGGGTTTCTATTCCAAAAATGCGTAAACACTTGCTCTTCTGCATGGCCCACCCCACGTACAAGCATTTCGTGAAAGATGCTCATTGTACCATTATAGAACTTATCTACGTATTCCTTTTGTACACTGAAACAGCCAGAGACAACACCACACTTTCCCTCCCAAATAAATGGAGATTCCATTGAAGCCAGTTCAGCCTTCGATCTGAACTCGATATAACAAAATGAAACCTTGGGATTTGGATCTGCTACAATAGTTGCCATACTCTTATCAAAATCTTTTAGAACACGGGCGCCTGCAAAATCAATCCATGCATAATATGGTGTATTAAAGGGGTTTTGTTGATACGCAATCTTAATCGCTATAACCTTAAACATAGTTAAAATAAAATAGGATGGTGTATTACGATTATTTAAATAGACAAGGTTTCCTTCGCGGTTCTTTCGTATGGTTTCTATGTTATAGCTAAAAAAGTCATAATCCATCAGCGACTTTATGATATATTTTGTAGGAAGCTCGCCGCGGATTCCCTTTATATTATCATAAGTTATTGTATCGCAAAAGATAACCATCGGATATGGCAGCGCTAATGTTTTATGACCATGTTCCATATAAAATGACTGTGGTCTTACGCTGTCATTTGCGTCAGGGAGGTCTTTTATATTAAAGAAAAAGGTTACGAGGGTAGTTTTCATTGAGTACTGTATGTGTAAGTACTTTAAACTGTGATAAAAATATAATGATACTACAGGGATGACAAAAATACTTGAAAAACATAAAAGATATCAAACCAAATACGGTGAAAATGAGCTTTTCTGGGGTCTAGGCATTGAAGAAGAGACATATTTTCAGTTCGATAAACCAATCTATGTTGCTGCACCAATAATCCGTACTGCACATACAGCAGAGAGATACAGTGTCGACTATTATAAAACATATAAATCATGCATCTCGGCTTCGTTTGATTCCACCTTCCCCGATGCATCAGGATGTATTCCTCTTCCCTTTTTCATAAATGCACATGCATTCCAAAAGATGAATGTACGTGGGCAACATACCACAACCTACGAGAAAGTCCCCAAACCGAATCCCACCTTTTCTGGAACTACACTTCTTGCTGCGCTCCAAGAGTTCTGCCCAGAACTATTTAAAGATCTCTATGAGAAATCATTTGTTTTTGATGGAGACACCATTGAGTTTATAACACAAGATTTCTATAAGGTGACAGGGCCTGCCGTTATAAAAGAACTTGTTACGATGAAGTCTGCATTCTTGAAGGTTCTCAATGAGTATCTGGTGGCTAAGAAGATTCATCGTGATAAGGGTTTATTGATGTATCCTCCAAAAAATCCGGGATTCGCAGTATTTTACAGTAATCCTCAAAATGTTGTTATGTTTAACAATGGAACCTATCACATCAATCTTACGTTACCGTCACTGCTTGGGCCAAAAGATGCGAGTGGTACAACGATTCTGCTATACCCAGACGAGTTCCGTGCGAATCATCGCCGTTGTATCCGTATGATTCAGTGGCTAGAACCTCTTCTACTGGTATCCTATGGAACGGCAGACCCATTCTCCTTTTCACATGATGGGCGCTATGCAAGCGCTTCACAACGATGCGCTGTTTCTCGTTATATTGGCATCGGTACGTATGATACAGATATAATGAAAGAAGGAAAGATTCTCACTGCGGCTGTCTGTGATATTAAAGGAACAAATACTGATTTCTGGTGGTATAAACGCTATCATGCAATGAGCGCATACGAGCCGATTGAACGCGTCGGTATGGATATTAACTACCGAAAGCACTTTAATCACGGAATTGAAATTCGGATTTTTGATTGGTTTCCTGAAGAGCGACTTCAAGGACTGATTGAACTGCTTGTTCATCTATGCGATGCAGCACTCAGTCGAGAGGAGGCTCCTGTTGCAGTGTTATCGCCTACATGGAATGGTCTAGTTCTTTCTATTTTACAGAAGGGAGGATCACATATTCTATCAATAGAGGAATCGGCTCTCTATGAACGTATCTTTGGATGTACTCTTATGGATAGGGGTCTAACTGTTTTACAGGCGCTCAATGTTATAAGTACTGGAATAAAAAAGAAATATGGCAAAGGTCTATGTTCATCGTTGATGCTTTGAGGCTTAAACTCGTGCAACGACCTTAGAATAGAATGTTTTACGTTAAGACGGAATCATTTCACACAGAAAATCCAGTGTATCAAAAGATTCCTGGTGGTGACGGTACATTCTTTTTTGGAGAAAGTCGTGTGGCAAGGGATTATGCAACAACCGGGCTCTATGAAAGGTCGATTATCAACTGGTCATCACAGGTCTTTACTAGAGAGGATAAAGCCTGCATTGATGTTGGTGCTCATATGGGTATGTATACAGTTGAACTTGCAAAGAAAGCACAGCATGTATACGGCTTCGAGTGTTCACCGAGGAGCTTCAACTATTACTGCGCAAATCTGGCACTCCGTGATCTTCATTATAAGGTGACAAAGTACAATGTTGCCCTTGGAAATCCGGAGGAAGCGGCTGCAAAGACAATCAAATATCTTATTCGCGATCCACTGGATGGAGGGGCGAATGGATGTTCGCAGTTTGATTCGGATCGTTCCGATATTCCGTCGATTGATGTTCCGATTAGGACATTGGACTCTTATGGTCTAACGAATATCAACTTTATCAAGATTGATGTTGAAGGTCATGAGAAGAATGTTCTTCAGGGAGCAGTTAAGACGCTTGAGGAAAATGACTATCCGAAGATCCTATTTGAGTCGTGGCCTGAGCGATGCACTCAGTATCCTGCCAAAGACCTTCGCGAGAAGCTATTTGAGTTCATCCGATCATTGGAGTATAAGATTCTACCGGTGAATGGATGGGATGATATGTTTCTAGCCGAGCGTTAAGCCTTTTGAACCGATACACGCACCTTCGATGGATTTATCGTGGGGGCCGGCATATGCTTCACTTCTAGATCTCTGGCAATCACCTCAAAGGGTGTATCTGTTGGTAGAAGCGATGGCATCTTCTCAATAACGGCGGCGGCCGCAGGGCGATTGTTAATCAACTCGCAAATGATTTGCGCAGTACACTGGGCAAGCATTGTCATCGAGGTTCCCACCTGAACCACGTAAGCGCCTCCCTCTTGTAGAGACTTTTCACCATTCAGGGTTGGCGGAGTTTTGGTGACCCAGAGTCTGTATATCTTAGTTTCTTCTTTAGGAAGGCGAGCTTTAATGCGTGCACAGCAGTCAAGAAACTGACTGACTTCTCGCTGATTTGTCACGAGCTTCCATTTTTCTTGGAGCATAAACATGGTGGTCATTCCATCACGCTTGAGCTCTATCCAATGGTCGACTCCATTCAGAGACTGTTCATTAAAAAAGTCGCGAATCTGTTGTTCATTGCGTACGATAACTTGATAACCGGCGGCAGTTAAGGCTGGAGTTAGCCAGCGGAGTGTCTGATCCATGAGGTCTTCAAACAGAACGCCCACGGCACCGGTGCCAGCAGTATATTGTTCTGTCATCTGTCTCAGTCCGCGAAACTTAAAGCTAGATTCTGAACCCATCTAGAATGTATTATCTTAGAACCGGTTCGCTTCAAACAGAAACGCCTCTTTTTCAGAAGCTGGTGGGTGGACGTGGATACTATCTTTTTCCTGAAAGACTGATTGCTAGAGACTGGGCATCCTCTGATGTGTATGAAAAATCACTGATTGACTGGTGTTGCGAGAACTTTGCTGTTCCTGAAAAGGATTGTCTTGACATTGGGGCACATTGTGGGACCTATTCTATGGAGCTTGCGCAGAAAGCTCGAAGAGTGTATAGTTTTGAGTGCTCGCCTAAGACATTTAACTATCTCTGCGCAAATATCGCACTCCAGGGGCTCGATGGAAAGATTGTACCTTATAATGTCGCGCTCGGAGATACTGCCGGTACACTGCAGTACTTTCTTCGTTCTGAGGATGGAGGTAGTAATGGATGCTGCCAGTTTGAGGCCGATCGACTAAAGGGAACTCCTTCTATTCCCGTTGAGGTTCGAACTCTTGATTCCTATAACTTTGAGAATATCAGTTTCATTAAGATTGATGTTGAGGGATTCGAGCAGCAAGTGCTCATGGGTGGGCGACAGATGCTAGAGAAGAATGGATATCCAAAGATTCTTTTTGAATCATGGCCTTCTTCAAAAGATTCTGAAAATATTCCTGCCACGAAGCTACGGGCAGATTTGTTTGACTTTCTAAAGGGGCTCGGATACAAGATTACAACACTAAATGGCTACGATAATATGTTCCTTGCTGAACGCTAAATAGTGGGCTATTTAACTGCATTTTTTTATGCTCATTCTATGCTCATAAAAAAATGCCTCCATTGGGGATTGAACCCAAGACCTACAGCTTACAAAGCTGGTGCTCTACCACTGAGCTATAAAGGCAAAGGCCTTATAGCACGCTTGCGCGGAGCTATAAAGGCAACGGCCTTATAAAGGCAAAGGCCCGAAGGCCA